GGTATTTGACCAGATTCTATTTCTTTCGTTAATGATTTATGAGCAGAAAAATACACAGAATCTGTATCTCCGTATACAATGCTTTCTCCTGTATGATCATATTTTCCAGCAACAACTTCATTCACTTTTGATCCCATATGTTTTGTAATGCATCTGCCAGTCAATGTAACAGATTGTCCTATACGCATATCAAAAAATCTGCAACCTGGATTTAGTATTGCACCATATAAACTGTTTAGATTAATTTTTTTAACAAGTTGCCTTTTATCCCAATATTCTCTTTCAATCTCGTTGTCTCCTGCGTCATGCATCTTCCTTTGCATATCTTTTCTTTCAGCATACCAACGTTTAAGTAAGCCTGGAATAATTGCTTCAAATTCATATGTGAATATTGTACCATTTGCACTGAGCATCCATTTGTTGTTCCCGTCAAATATTACATCATATAATTGTGCGGCACTCATACTGACACTTGTTCCATCGGCCCAGTCGATTTTAATTTCTGTGCCTTTTTCTTTTTTCATCACTGCTTGATATTCCCAATTTCCAAATTGGCCATCCCATGCTGTTGCAAACGATTTTTTTTGATGTATTGCTCTGTTTACTTCTGCTGAGGTTATAACCGGTCTTATCTGTCCAACGATTGTTTCTGGACCCATGTTCAATGCTCGAATCACACTAGGATATAGACTGTTTATGTCAATTGATCCAATCCAATCATGTATGCCTTTTTTTGGAGTTGCCACATAGGCACCTGCCGCTGTGACTGGTTCTGCATCTTTGTCTCTATACTTTCTACCTGGGACAATCATGCCACGTCTGTGTGCTTCATTTACAATCGCTTGTTCAGTAACTGCTACTGCACCCATTGTTGTCTGAAGCAACACGGTATTTTGATGTGCAATTTCATTAGCAAGTTCTATAAATTTTAATTTTTTTTCAAGTTTAGCAAGTAGATTTACATCTTGTCTGTTGTATTCAATAAACAATCCAAAATCATTGTTGTATAGTGCATCAAGAGATCCTTCATAGATAGTTTTCTTCTCTCCTAATTCATGTTCACCTATAGCATCTAATCTAAAACTATGTCTTTCTTCATATGTATATTTTCTATAAAGTTCTAATAAATCTAAGTGTACTCTACCAATTAAATCATAACTTAAATTTTCTTTGCCAAATTTTTCAAAAACTCTTTTTTTTGGTTTTTCACCCCAAAAACATAACCGTCTTGTATCATCTGAACTCATTGTTTGTTGTATCCTTCCAACGGTGTACGGAATATCATACCCTTCTGAGTTCCAACCTGATATAATATCTGCGTCTTCAACCACTTGCAGGAAAGCATCAAGCATATCTTTTTCTTTTTCAAATAATAAAGTATTAGGGAAACGTTCTACTAGAATTTTAGCATCTTGCATACTTAAAGTTTTTGGTGGAACTGCAAAAGTTATTAGTTGATCCGTCCAACCCATATAACAACTAATGGCAGTTATGGGCATGAACGGATCATCTGTAGCGGCATAACCCCTTTCAGGATCAAAATCCACCTCGATATCAAAAAACAAAACGTTTAACTTGGGAGTATCTTTACCAAGATAGTTCTCCTCAAGACATCTAAACACTGGATTGATATCTTGTTCATAAAGAGGTTTGTTGGATCTTATACGTTGCTCTTTAATGAATTCTTTCGATGTAGCACAGGTTATTTTTTGTAATGTTTCACCTGTGATAGATCTATGTTTTCCACGTGCATCCGGATAATAGAATACATATCTTGCATCATATTCTACAAACACCCTGCCCTTTTTAGGATCACGTTCTACAACATAAATTTTATCTTCGTCTTTTTTATATAATGCGTCTATGTAACTCATAAAATAAAAACTCTATAAAGTCCTATTGTGTTCATTATTGTAAACCAACTTGTAAGTGTGCATAACCATATTTGTCTTCGTCTCACGGCCGCAACCAATAGTGTGGCCGAACCTAACCAATATATCGGAAACACTATACTCATTATAGGTGTTGGTGATGTAAATGTCAAGACACATGATCCTGCAATCGTTAGGATAACAGATATTAGTTCGAACCAAAATGCGGTGTGATCTGACTTATAACTGTTTACCCAAAATTCTTTGAGTATTTTATACACTAAAGTTTACCGGCTGAGTTCAGTATACTTTCTAATGTGTCCATTTCATCGGCAATATTTTGGTAGTTGCCTCTGTGTGCAACAGATATTGCTTTGTTAATTAATGCAGGTTTTAATTCTAATTCTTCTGCTATTGCTTTTACTGTATCTTTTAATCCTGATCTTAGATCTTCTACTTCACCTAGTACCTGTGAACCTTGTGATATAATTTGGATTAGTTTTTGCTTTTCAGCATCATTAAAGTTTCTTACTGCCATTTGTTTCTCCTGTTGTTATTCAACAAGTATATAACATATAAGACTTTGCGTCAATGAGTATTTGGTTTATTTTTTCTTTGATTTGGTTTTTTCTTCTGTGATTGATTCTGGTAAGTCATAAGCAACACCGTGTCTTGCTTGTTGTTTTACTTTTTGAATTTTAAGTGCCTCTGCCCACACACCCATATTTGTGGCAAATGTTTTCACCATACCAATTGTTTCTTCGTCACCTAAAATTTTATCTCTACCCTGTGCGGCAGATTCTATGTTACATCCAGGCGGCGTAGTAAAACCTAACATTGATGCAAAGTTATAACATATACCGTGAATATGTTGAAACCCATCGCCTGAACCTGATACTATTGTGCCAAATACTTTACAATAAAAAGGTTTGTATCCGTTTTCGATACTCCACGAATCTATAAAGTCCATTCTTTCAATCACAGATTGTATGTAAGAAGATTGGATCCCCCACCAAATTGGTGTGGCAAATATAACACCGTCTACCTTAAACATTTTGTTTATAACAGTTCTCATATCATCGTCTATATCTTTGGTGCTTGGTGTATAACTTAAATCTCGTATTGTAACTATTTCGCATTCGTGATTTAACTTTTCAAATGCTAATTTAACCATCTCACACAAAGTATATGTGTTTGATTCTTGGTTTGGTGTTAAACTTCCATTACAAATTAAAAACTTCATTCTGTTGACCTCAATGTTATTACTCCACAAGCAAGTCTATCACCTGCGTTGCCTGTTTTTAAACTTTCTTCATCGTTACCTTGTCCTAGATCATCTGGATCTTTATGAACAACCAATCCTCTTCCAACAATTGATCTGTCACCAAACAGGTCTATACGTTTAGAAATTTTTTTAATTGTAGCAACGCCGTTGTCATCAGCATTGATGTTACCGAGGTCACCAACATGTCCGCTATCTTCATTACCGTGCTCTGCACCGTCTGGATTGTAATGACCGCCCATTGATTCACAACCTTTACTCATGTCACCAAATTCGTGTACATGAAATCCATGATCCCCTGGTTCTAGTCCTGACACAGTGCCTTTGATTAAGGTTTCTGTACCAGGTGCTTGTATAAAAAGTATTGTGCCTTTTACAGTATCTGAGTGCTGGAGGTCACATTGTGCTATTACAGTTTCTTTTGATTCTCTTAGACTTTTAATAGAACTACAAGAACATTCAGTTGCTCTTGTGCGTGGACAGTTTGTAAGTTCTATTGCTTTCATTATTTTTTCTTTTTTGTGTTTACGTTAATTGCCTTGCCACGTCTATTGGGATTTGGATCTTTTCTTCTTTTTCTTCGTGCCGCACTTGCTCTGCCTTTTTTACCCATGCCTCTGGCTTTTGCTAATGGTAAGCATTTAGGTTTTCCTTCGCCTTTGCTTTTGCCACCACACGATCCTCTGATTTTGCCTTTTGGTCCTACTCGTACCCATTTGTCTTTAAACCATTTTTTTAAATTTTCATCTAACGATTCATGTAACACAATGTCGCCGCAATTTATACAAAAATCTACGTGTTCTCTTTTAACACAATTAGGCACTCTTTTTCCGAACATGGTTTTCATGCCTTTTTTTTCGTAACCTTTCCAGCAACGTGTGCCTTCGGTTATTTCATAAATTTTCATTTTTTCTTACCGCCCTTCATGTTAGCACACCAATGATACATTTTGCCTTTTTCACCACCAGCCTTTTTTGCTTTTGCTCTAAGACTAGTCACTGATCCTTTACAACTTGCACCTGATCGTTTTACTCTTCCAGGTCTGCTTTTGCCTTTTTTCTTGCCATCTGCAAAATTTTCTAAAATTTCTACAATTCTCATCTTACAAATGCTCCAATTCTTCCGTGTACATCAGGATACTCTCGATATTTATACCCATTTGGTGCAGTGGTATCTTCACCTTCCCATACAGGAATAAACTCCATAATGTTGTTACT